TTGAAAAGGTTGTTATTACTTTCATCAGCTTTTGTTTTTCTTTTCGGCTGTAGCTCAGAAGCTGAATCTCAAAATTCAGCGCCAACTGAGCCTCAAGATGTTACTGAGGATCTAGATAATGAAGAAACTGAAAGTGAATCTACAACAGAAAACACTGAGGAACCTACAGAGATTGAAGAGGACTTAAGTGAAGAAGGGCAAGACATTCAAGAAGATAGCAAAGAAGAAGTATCAACTTGGGAAACAACTATTAGTGAAATCGCTACTTCAGATGCTTCTGAAACCGAAAAGGCAGACCAAATAATGATTCAAGCTGCATCTCATGAAACTACTCAAGAAGAAGTAAATATTTTTCTTGAAGATATAATCGATGAGTATTACCAAGGGTTATACCTTGATGATGTTACTGATCATGAATATATGCTTAAGAACTTATTTAAGGCTCAAGTAGTAGAAAGTTTTTACGACGATTCAGAACAGCTCCCGGAGGATAAATTCGCGTTTGATTTTATTCAAAATACTAAATACACATATCGCGGTGTAGATGCAGTAGACAGCGAGAGCGTTTTAGCGAATGAAAGCCAGATGGATAAAACTCTGTTGGAAATAAAATATTAAATCCAATACAAGCTCTCAAGAGGGCTTGTATTTTTGTTTTATGTAATGAATAACTTTAATCTTTAATATCTGAGACAAAAAAGCATGTTCAATCTAACGAATGGTTGGCGGATCGTCTATCATGCATGATTAATTCCGACTACGTAATCAAATTTGATTTTCGCTTCACCTGAATTAGCTTGGATTAGTATGTAACGCTGCTGATATTCAATCATTTTCACTTTACCAGTCAGTGACTCCTTTTTATGACCTTTAAATATTTTGATTTCTACTTCCTGGTCAAACTCCATTGACTCTTGGATCGTCAAGAAGATCATCTCCATCATCTGTTCATCCATGATCGGTTGCTTTTCTGCATTGTACTCATACTCAAAGAAGTCACGCAGCTGACCCACATGTTCAGGCAGCATCATACTGGTCCATTTGATTGTTCCCCGGTCTCTATTTTGATCATCCATTTAAACCACCATACTTTCACGTTTGATTACAGGAACAATTGAAAGAACATTATCATATTGAAAGTTGCGTACCGCTCCACGCTTTAAACAGAATGCATTGAATGAGGTATCACCAATATTCCGTATTTTGATTCTACGTTTTGAGCATCTGCCGCTCTTATCCATATAAATCATTTTCAAGGTGTAGCCCTGCTGCTGGTACTTCAATAGCTTATCCTTCATCATTATTCCCTCCCTTTGATCTGATTATACGAACAAACGTTCTTTTTGTAAACAAAATAAAAGCCCTCAACCAATTCTATGGCTAAGGGCTTAAACTTATTTTTGTTTATCGTAATTATAGAACATTTGGTTAACTTGCTGTCGGGTAGCAGGCAGGGTCGGTCTGGATCCGTCTGATATGCCCTTCTCTTTCACCCATTCAGTTGCATCTTTGTGAGCTGGATACGGTTCAGCGTTTGGATCCTGAAGAATGCCAACACGATTCAATATAGTAGCAATTGCACCAATAGCATCTGACTCAGAGATATCACCTTTCTCTGTCTGTTCAGCATGTTCTCTTGAACTGAAAATACCCACTGTATGAGCATCTTCAAATAATTTGATTGTCTCTTTTCTAAATGTAGGACTATTTGGTTTGAACAAAATGGTTTCCTCCTTAGGGTCATTTTTAGTTGGCGCACTTGCACCTGGTACTGCAGGTGGTTTGACTGCTGCTTGAAGTGCTTTCTTAGACTGCGGACCATATACACCGTCTGCAGATAGTTTTCTACTAGACTGAAAAGCTTTTAACGCTGCTTCGCTTGCAGGTCCGAATATGCCATCAGCTGTGATCTTATGGCCAAGCGCAATCAATAGCTTCTGCATTTCTTCTACTGCTGCACCTTCATCACCATTTTCAAGATAGTCACGCTCTGCAGCTGCTTGTACACTTCCGAATGATGGCCGCTTGCCAGCTTGTAGGTCTCTCCAGGTTAATCCCTTCGTATATTCCAAATGCGGCGCATCCACAAACCCCTTCCAGTCTCCACCCCATGTGAAACCTAATGACTTTCCGATTTGAGCAACCCGACGCCATTGGGCGTTTACAACCCAGATTGCTTTTAAACCATCATTTGAGACTAAAAAGTAATCAATGGCCAATCCGTAATTATGCACGGATTGGCCAGGCTGAGCGTTTGAAACGATGCTGCCTGTATTTCCATAGTGCTTTCCGTTCCACCAGTAGTTTGGCCGGCCCATTCCGTATATAGAAGCTTGTTGAGTATTGGAACGATAACCTGAACTGATTTGAACGTGAATACCCTCATTATATGAACGTGTTATTAGTTCAACAGCAAGTGTCCGGATCTGAGGCATGACAGCGCCCATATTACGCACACTGCGGTCAATGAGCGTTTGTAATGATACTCTACTCATTTAAATCCATCCTTCCGCGGTGCTTTATACGTAAGTGCTTGCTTACTATCAGACAGACCTGCAGTTGTGGGATCCGGAAAGATATTCAGCACGCTTAAAATCACAGCGATAATGACTGCTGGATTTGATACAGCATTAATCAAAAGATCACCAACACTTTGCCATGTTGTTAGATCATCAATCGAAAGACCGAAATACGCTAGGATTGGACCGAACACAGCAATAATTAAGCGAATCCAAAACTCTTTACTTTTAAAACGTACTTTCCAGTTAATTTTCATGATTTTCCTCCTAAAAGATAAGATTAAAAACTTGTGGAACGGCAATCGCAATAACTGCAATCACGCTAGTTATGATCCAACGTTTTTGAGTACGTTGTTCTTTGCGTGCTTCCTGTTGAGCTTTTTGTGTTTCCTTTTGAGCTTCTTCAAGCTTATCCAATCGAATGTGTGCAGAATCGGCTTGATTTTGAGCATTCTTTGCAACGTTACCGGCTTCAGTCGCAATCTCTTTGATCTCTTTAACGTCCTGTTTCATATCATCAAACTTTTCGTTAAATGACTTCAGTACTTCTGCCATGGCCTTTACGTCTCCACGCATCTCTGACATGCCTTCTATTAACTTGATATATACGTCAGTTGATGTTCCCATGTCTGTGCCTCCACTCATTGTTGACCCCCTAATAGTAGATTTGAAATAACCCGACATAAAAAGACCCGGCGAATGGGCCGAGTCTTTCAATTACTGCACAAGATATTTTTTATGTTGCTCTCTTTTTCTCTCATCTGATAAAATTGCATACGTCTGGGTCGTTGCTGGACTGCTATGTCCTAGAAGCTGCTGCACAGCAACAATGTCAGCACCATTGTTCAGCGTCAATGTGGCAAATGTATGCCTGCAAACATGAGGGTGGACTTTGTGGCCCAATCCAATTCGTTCCGCGATTCTCTTGAATTCCCGTTGAATTGCCCGGTGCCCCACTCTACGATACGGCTTTCTCAGTGTAATGAATAATGCTTCCTGATCATCAGTACGTGTCATTAAGTATTTTCTCAGGTGATACATTGCCTTAAAGGAGAAAAAGACTTCACGCTCCTTGTTCCCTTTACCGATTACTCGGCAGCTCATTGACTGTAGGTTGATGTCATCTTTGTTAAGCGCCTGAATTTCAGATAGTCGGCAGCCAGTAGCATAAAATACTTCAAGCATTGCCCTTTCACGCGGAAGCTTGCAAACTTCTCTCAGCATCTCGAGTTCTTCGATAGAAAGTGATTTCGGTGCTCTCTGCTCCTTTTTAGGAGCTTTCAGCCGGCTAGTAGGATCTCTTAAAATAATCTCTTCACCGGTGATCCAGCCAAAGAACGATTTTAATACTGTCAGTTTCTTACTCAGTGATGATAGTTTAAGATGTTCGAATTGCGCAAGATATATTCTGATGTCTCCTGCCGTGATGTCCTCTGTTCGCTTTTTAACAAAACTTGAAAATGTGTTCAGCTCATATTTATATGATTTGAGACTATTGAGTGCCATACCTTCAAGTTTTTTATTTGCGAGATACAATTTCACGTTGTCAGTAAGGTCAGGATGAGTCTCATCATCCTCTACCTTTTCAACTGCATAAGTAGATAGTAAACCAGACAGCTTACCTCTCATATCCTCAACATTGACTGGCACCATTTCAGAAACAAATCCGACAAGCTCTGTGATTAACTGTTCATTTGATTTTTGCATCGTAACCACCCCTTTTTGATATGTTAAACATATCATACAGTAATAGGTTTTACATATCAAGTGATAAGTGATATTTTAAACATATCAACTTATAAGGAGTGATTCAATGCGTGTTGTAGTGACTTTACAAAATGTGCTTGACTCAAGGAGCATTTCTCAACATCAACTGTCGAAGTTAACTAATATTCCTCAGCCTGCGATCAATTTAATGTGTAATAACAAAGCTGTAAGATTTCCACTGGATAGGTTAGCCAAGATATGCGAAGCTTTGGAATGTGAAATAACAGACGTTTTAAAATTGGAAAAAGAGCAATCGGAGTGATCCGGCTGCTCTTTTATTTGGAATGCTTTTGTTTGTAATAACTCAATGCCTCTAAATGATACGCTTTTGTAATTTTGCCGTCACTATACTTATTAAATTTCTTTAGATGATAATTTACTGCAATATAACTTTTAATTAGTCTGAAAACCCTCAATTATAACCCTCCTTTACAAATTCTCCTATGTGTACCATAAATTTTCTAGTACTATGAACATAAGGAGGTGAAGATAATGGATGGAAACAGTAATATAAAAGATACTGCAGATGCAATCAAAGGCATAGTAGAAGCTGTACCGGTTTATGAAGATGCTTTACAACCCGCCGCTAAGGAGTTAGGTAAAGGTCTTCATACATTAGCTCAAGTAGTAAATGTAGCAATCTCTCCACTAAAAGCGTTGGTATGGGGATATGATCAAATTTCTGAACACCTGGATAAAAAACTAACTGAAAAGCTAGAAAATGTCCCTGTAGAAAATATCATTACTCCGGATCCATCTGTAGCAGTTCCTGCTATAGAGTCATTAAGATATAATGCTCATAAAGAGGAGATTAGAGAGATGTATACCAGTCTAATAGCTTCTGCCATGGATAAAGAACAAGCAAAAAGAGCCCACCCTTCGTTTGTAGAAATCTTAAAACAGCTTACTCCAGATGAAGCTAAAATTTTTGCTACCTTTACAAATCACATGTCTCGAGCAGTAATTAAACTAAGAGCATTAAATCAAAATGATGATCATTATACCTATCGACTGCAAGAATTCACGGTAATACCATATTCAATTAATTGTGAGTACCCTGAGCTTGGGCCAAGTTATATAAACAACTTGGTTAGATTAGGGCTTATTGATATCAATTATACATCATATGCTACATTACCAAACTCTTATGAGCCAATTTATGAACATCAAAAATTTAAAGCTGAAATGCAATTTATTGAAAATAATAATATGCGTTCCGAAGTAAAACGCGGAACTTTATGTCGGACTCAATTTGGTGAAAACTTTTATAAAACATGCATAGATTAACTATGAAAGAGAGCAGCTGGATTATTTAAAAGCTGCTCTTTTTCGCATAAAAAATACACCTATTCAATGGTGCTTTCTACGACGCATAAAATTCCGATTATTCAACAGTAACGATTAAATCTTCCCGTCCTTCGCCGATTAGAATTGCGTCTACGTCCGCTTGGTAACGTTTGTAAAGACTGATGCTGAATACGTATGAATACTGCTGACTACCGTCCATAATTTTTGTTGCGATATACATTGCCATCATTAAATTCCTCCTCCATTTAGTTCAGGTATGATGATAAACATTAGTTCTTCCATTGTTGCGTCTTGCATTTGTGCCTTAGCTTTTAACTGCTCGTTTTCTTCAAGCAACCGTTTGGCTTGTGGATTGTTACGGATCGCTGAATCTGATACAAGATTTTTATTTTCATCCACACTATTAATCCAGATTGTTTTCTCAAATTCATCCCCAAGTGCATACTGCTCACTGATAGCGTAGTCGTAACCAGTTAACAGAGTAGGTTCTGATTCGTGGATTTCAACTACTTGTTTTGTATTGATTTCATACTCTAAATAAACCAAATTAAACCCTCCTATTCTACACGCAATTCATAAAGATAAGACATGTATCCAGTTCTATAAGTGGATTGAATATGAAATCTAATATAAAATTCCCCAGTCAAACCACTTACATCTAAAGATTCGACCACCCTATTAAATGAACCGTCACGGGTTCGCTTAGCCTCAAATGTATTGAAATCCCCATTTTTTACGGACGAAACAATCAAATGACTTTTCCCGGCTGTAAGAGTAGTCCCCCAATCAATAATTACAGTAGAGAAGTTAGTTAAATCTAGGGGTTGGTCTGTTACTAGCGCTAATTGCCCTCCACCGTTTATTCCCGTACCACTAGCGTCAGAATTAACACAGTATAATCTAATATAACCCGCGTTTCTTTCAACTTCTTTATTTGTACTTACATTAATACCTTCGACTAAAGGAGTGAATTCAGTTCCCTCTTTATATATTTGTACCAGGTATTGCATAAACTCTTTCCAAACACCTGAGATATTACCCTTCGGCAACACCTTTTCTTTCCACACACCGCCGACATTCTGCCACACGTTTTTCACTTCAGTCCATGTACCGGATATATTAATCCACGTTTTTTTAGCCATGCAAACACCTACTCATACTGGAAGTAGATGTCTCCATCGCTTCCACCCGTAGGCTCTGCCGTTCCGAACGTGATCTTACGTTTCTGATCTGGGTTCAGTGTAGATTCTTTTCCGTTAAGCGCACTTTGTAATCCAGTGATATTTCCGATCACGTGTGCACCAGTCGTCTCTTCCGCCGAATGCGTCGTAACTCTCTCATCTAAATCTTGAAGAATCACAGCATTTCCCTTCACGGTTTCGACTGTTCGACCCGCGCCGGCAAGATCATTAAAATCTTCCTGCAGCTCTGATTTTGTCTGATTAACCAAATCAACTGTCGCGAAAACCAAAGACTCATTAATGACTGCGGATACTGATGAGGCATTCCCCACCAATGTCACGACATCAATTGTTTTCTCTATCAGATCGGTTCCGCCACCCGCTCCTGAAGGGATATAGTCAGCTGTATTTCCTGCATTCGCATAACAATAAAGAACCTCACCGAGATCCGGATCAGTCGCAAACACCCCGATTTCTCTAAAATAGAAGCCGGATGTAATGTCCTGGTTATTCAGAACACTACCTACCCGTGCCTGTCCAGGTGTATTTGCATTTAGCTTTGTAATGGCCATTGATTTTCTTTCATTTTTTAATGCTGTCAATTCAATAATAGATGATCCGCTAAGGTTGCCATCACCTATGGCCATTCTGGTAAATTGCAGTTCTGCTCCGGCTTGTGCCTTCGCCTGAAGGTTCCTGCCTCTGTTCGTTAATATTAAGCCTCCAAATGAGCCCATTTACGTCACCTGCCTTAAAGTAATATTGTCGCCTGTGTGAGATACCCCACCAAAATACAAATTCATTTTCTCTACCTGACTCAACTCAACTACATCAAGCCAAGAACTTTTCCGCTTAACAGAGTTTAATGCACGTATAAATTCTGCTGCCTGTTCATTCGTTACTGCCGGATTGTTGGTGGTCACCTTAAAATAACCAGGTTGTGCCCCATATTCAAACCATTCAACCACCTGACCTTCACCAAACACGATTGTAATTAAGTCCTCTACAGCTGCGGGCGTTGCCTTTCGCTGATGAAAGTAAAATGCATTATTGATAAGCTCCGCTTTTTGATTGGCGCTGAGTGATGGATCGTAAAAATCCACATGTTCTTCAATCGCAATAATGTCCAATAGAGCTTCAGGGAGAGAAAAAGGATCCAATATTTCTAACTCCTGATTGACTCGCTGCATCATCACAGTTATAGCCGCTGCCATCGCTTGGTCCTGTTTACTTGATTTCAACGGCTGAGGGAGAAGTTGCGTCAATGAGAAGTTATTGAAATCAATCATTGATCAACCCTCCATAGGTGAGGTTCACAGCCACGTGAGCAACCTCATTATCTGCAACTGACACATAAGTATTCGGATCAACTGAAATCCTCTTAGCGCCTTCTTGAGTCATTCTGGCATATAGTTCACTTGGGTCAATCCCACGACCAAGCTTTGACTTCTGCCATAACACATAGTCATCAACTGAATAACCTACTGCAGTTTGATAGATCGCTTCCTGAGCAACTAATGACTGAGGTAAATAATAAGTCACATTAATCGTGTGATTGGTGATGACTGGATCCGCCACTGAAACTAAGTCTGTCATCGGTCGGGCTGATCGGGCATTACATGCTGCTAAAATCGCTGTTTTTTCATCTTCATCAGGCGCTTCTCCATTGATCATTAAAGGAGTAATGACAATTTCGACAGCTGCAGGTGAATCGACATGTACATCAATCACATTTTGACTGGCTGATTTGGCTAAATACTCATAGCCTAACTCAGGTCCGGCAGTGGAAAGATTTTCGTTTGCTGTTCTAATTCGCTCAGCGTATGCATCATCTGTTTCCCAATCTGTTCCACCGCTTGAAGTGGTTACATTCACTGCTGATGAAACCCACGGTAAAGGATCGACGATCTCTGTGATCTGACCGGGCAAAAAATCATTACCTGCTGTTCCGGGCTCAGAGCAAACGGACTGAATATCAACATACTCCACGCCGATTTCAACAATCGTTGCCACTTGCGTTTCAAAATACAGATCATTAATGCTTAATCGATGGCCGGCCGGAATGGTGAACTCTTCCGGATTATTCACGTTATACCGGACCATGGTCTTAGCTGCTACAGGTGCCAAACGGTCAACATTCTTACCCGCTCCAATATGCTCTAAATAGTTATCCACTGCGTAGGTTAATCTGTTTTGTTTCGCAGTAAAATCAATGTTATTCGCAAGCATTGCACCTACAAACGCTACCGATTGAAGCATCTTTCTGCGCGGATCAGACTCACTTAATGTTTCACCCATTAATTCTTCAAATTTAGTCACACCCAACCGCTCAAGCTCAGCTGCATCTAATTCCACGAAATTAATTTCGGGTAAATTGAATCTACTCATCTTCTATCACGACCTTCACGATTGCTCTTAACTGACCTACCTCCGAGTCGTGTGTAAAAATGATCTCGTTTACACTTAATCCTTCAATAGATCGCTCTAACATTTCAGTAATTCGAGCTCTACTGACCCCTTCCGCAACTGGTGTAGGTTCATCTATTGGTACCTCCCAGCCATCTTCCCTGCTTAATGGAGAAGTGCCGATATGAAGGGATAATAAAAAAGCCGCACTCTGCAGTTTGGCTTCAATTCCTTTTGCTCCATAATTCACGCTGTTATATTCGTTTGATGTCACTGTATAAGTAGGCATATATAGTCCTCCTATGACTTTTTAAAGGAGACATACTTTGAGTTTGCTGAACAGTAAAGCCCACCGCCAAGTACATACCAGGTAATATCAGTTGTTGTGGTGCCATATGCCTTAAATGCCTGATTTTTATATAACACTTTTTTAATCTTCCCTGATAACGAAGGTGACATTCTGCAATTCAACATGCCCGCTTTTATCGTTACAATACCTGTGACAGGTGATCTTTTTGCATTTGATGATGAGTTTGTAGCAGAGGCAGATTTAACAGTCGGCTTTGATCTGATTTTTGTCGGTACAGGGTATTCTTTTAGATTAATTGTAGTCGTAATACTGTGAACTTTACCTGTCTGATCATAATGTTCATTCGTCTCTTGAAGATCATCAATGTACCAGTAGTTAGTTGTCACTGGCTGACTGCCAATAATCAACGAAGATACTTCGCCGGTGTCTCTCATCAACCGCAATTTTTTTAAAATCTCTTCAGGATTTACTCCTAAAATACTTTTTAATACTACTCTGAGAGAAAAGGCTTCCTGTCCTGGCCCTAAAAATTCAGGCATAGGCTTCTTTTGGTGAATGTCGTGAACCGCCCATCTGGCACTACCGCTTCTGGACACATCATCAAATGTTAGTACTTTCTTTGCCGATACCTCAAAAACTACTGATCCAAAACTTCCGATTTGCACTCATGACACCTCCTTAAGTGGGACCAGTCGTTGTACCTGAACTTCCGCTAAAGTTATGAGTATGATTTTTGAGCGAGATACCATCAGATATTACATCCCCCTGCACTGTTACATTCCCTGTAGCTTTGATCTGGACATTACCCTTAATGTCTAATAAGAATGTGTTTGATGTGAAATCATACTCAATGACTGACTCGTCCGGGAATTCAATTCTTCTTTTATTTACTGTACTTGATACAGATTCATTTAACTCATTAAAATAAGAGCCCAATATGAAACCGGCTCTTGAGGTGTTATCTAAAAACCCACACAACACATTTTCATCTACTGAGGGCATCCAGAAGTCTTTTGTGTTCCTTGAGCCCCTATTTACAATCGGCAACTCTCTGGACACAACATCTTTATCTTTAAAATAAACTTTTGCTGTTCCCCTTTCAGGAAATACTGAACTGACCCGGCCTACCTGAAAAGCATTCATTTAATAGCCCTCCAATACCTTTCTCAATTCAATCGACGTTTCTGATCCGCTTCCAGTACTACCACTGACTGAGGTAATAATGTATTTGCCATTAAATGTGCCAAACCCATCCAAGTCGACACATTGACCTGAATATAAGAACATGAATCCTGCGAACTTGAGGGAGAATGTGCAGCCGTCTTTATTGGCATTCCTCAAACTACTTTTTGCAAGTTTAATCGCTTCAGACTCTGACTTTACTTCTTCATTCACGATGAGAACACGACCGGTTTTAGGCGGGTTTTTTGGTGTGAATGTGTATGATATTGTTTTATTCGTTTGTGGTTCCGTGTAATCTACCCGACATGATTTATAAAGTGATGATAATGAATCATTTCCGCTATACGTCTTTAAGTCTGCATCGTCTATATGAAATCCGGTCACTGTGCTTTCATTCTCCAGTTGCTGCTCACTCATGATGATGATTTTTTTAACCGACACCTTTAATACGAGCCCTGCATCTGAAGTCAGTTTATTTAAAAATGCAATATCACTTTGATCATCCTGGTCAATACGATCATACTCAGTATCATCTGAAGCAGAAAAATAAAGTGTTAAACCATTATTCCTTGCGATTTCATTGGCAATTTTTTTAAGCGTTGTATTCTCCCACGCTTTGTTTTTTCTAGCCTTGATTGATCCGCTCTGAGGCAGTGATGTACCTCTGATGGACACTTTTAATGGGGGTCCGCTCATGGGGGTTTCATCAATCTCAAAATCACCCAGTTTTTTTGCAACTTCTTCATTGTTTTGCCAGTCTTTCGATAGCTTCACAGCAACACTTAAGGTATCACCTTTTTTTGGTGCCCATTGTTTCGTGAGCCATCTGCGTTCCCGATCTACTAATGATACGGAAATACTGTCTGCTTGACCGGATAGGTTATCCTGAAAGCTGATATTCTCCAAAAAGTCTTCAACTTCTATGGAAATATCCTGTTTGTTGTATTCCATTTCAACTGATAGGCTGCGTCCTCTCATGACCATTAAGCATCAACCCCATTTAAGACATTGATGTCTTCAGTTAATGACTCATCATCTTCAGGTGTGAGCCATGATGGACCTGTATCATATATTTTTGTTGCATTTAATTCAGGTATTTTCAATTCAATGCCGGCCGAAAAGATAAGCGTCTCTCTATGCCGATAATTTTCTTTTAAAAGAAGAGGGAACAGATACTCATTCCCCAGCTCCTTTTTGGCAATCAGATCAAACGTATCACCTGAAACAGTGGTGTATGTGCGCATGCTGCTCCCCCTTTTTTAATCCTCAAAAGATAAACGTTTCTTATCTTTTTGAAGGTTGTTGTACCATTCCATGAATCTCTCAAACGCAACTTGAATTGCTTCTTCTGCAGCAGTCTTAACTTCTGACGCACTACCTCCGCCAGATACATGAATAATCGGTGCAAAAACAACCTTTTCATCAGTTGAAGCATATGATTGAACTGATTTCTGAACACCTTGACCATTAGAATCTTCTAACAGGTTATTCAGTCGATTCTTTGTATCCGTATTGTTGAAGATATTTGCGCCACCTGGCAGTTTCAATAGTTCAGGACCTCTCTCACCTACAAGCGCCCATTGGCTATAACCAGTGCGTCCACCTTTATAATACGGTTTATATCCTCCACCGCTTGCCATTGACCGGATACCCGGATGACCGCCAATGCCTCCATAACGAGAGAGCATATAACGGATTGCAGCTACCGCATTATGAAGTGGATTATAAATATCATTCATGCCTTTTAGCTTGTAAGCATTGAAAGTCGGATCAATCGTCTGGAACATCCCTTTTGAAGGAATACCCCGCTGCGCGTTAATGTCCCACAGGTTGATTGCTCTTGGATTAAAACCTGATTCATGATGCGCAATCTTCATCATTGCAGGTAACCATGACTGAGCCTGTCCAGTGATACTTAACGCTTGCATGATCGCGCTTCTGGCCATATTAGAACCGGATCCGGAAAAGTCAGATGATGAGCCCATAATTCCTTCTAGTTTACTTTTCAGGAATGTTAAGGACTTATCTTTCAGCATACTAAGTGAACCCTTTGCAATATCACCCATAATGCCGGACATATTCGGAACACTTACCCCGAACTGCTCGAGCATTTTATTGAGCAATTTTGAAGGCTCAGAGATATAACTGAAAATATCAAATGCTTTATCCTTCACCCAGCCGACACCGGTAGAAATCGCATTCGAGATTGTACCATTTGCGTATGCCGGAATGTTCATTTGGCTCATGATTTTAGCCGTTTCACTTGCTGAGATAACCTGTGTGCCGCGAGGAAGATTCATAAGTGTATCAGTAGCTGGACTAAGACCGATATTGCCATCAGGTGTACGGAATAACTCAGATCCAGCATTCGAACCTCGGCCATCACCAAGGACTGCTAATCCGCCCGGATGACCCGCAGTGCCATTTGCATAGTACTGGACTGCTCCACCACCTGCAGCAGCACCTCCTGAACCTCCGATCTGAGGAACGCTCCACTTACTAATACGGGTATCGACACCGATTTTACTCAGCACCCAGTTAAGTCCACTGATCAAGCTATTTACCATATTTCCAACATTATTCAAAAGGCGTTGTCCCATTGAAATGACACCGGCTATGGCTTTACCTGCCATCGAAGCAATACCCTGACCTATTTTACCCGGTAGAGATTTTGCCCCGCCAACTATGTCATCGAATATGCCACGCACGGCTTTCCACATTGAACGCGCAATATTGACTGCTCCATCCTTCGCAGAAGTAAATGCATTTCGGATTTTTGTTCCCATGTTTACAACGAGCTGCCACGCATCATCAGAGCCATTCTTAAAGAACCCGCTCACATTCGTCCACATTGTCTTTATTGGACCAAGAGCATTTGTAGCAAGAGCCTTGATACCACCTAAAATTCTGCCCAGGAATAACAGATTCAAATAATTCCAAACAGCCTGGATTGCGCCGAAGAAAATGTCCTTAATACCCTGCCACATTTTTGAGAAATCGCCGGTAAAAATACCGGAAAATAGCTTCACTAATCCAGTAATGACCTTAAAAGCGCCCTGTATGACACCCTTCACATTCGACCAAACCATATTAATGATTGAAATTATGACCGGAGCTAAAAAACCTATTACTTTATTTATGATCGAAAATACGTTTTGTACAGCAGTAATAATTTGGGCACCTTCTTTATCCCAAAAAACAAGTATTTGACCGACAATATCCATCACAAAATTGATAATTTTGATTAAAAACGGCTGTACGATCGTAAAAACAGTCTGGAAAACTGAAAAAAGACCACCGGCAACCGCGCCAATCGTCTTAAAAATTGAAGTAACCGCATTTACTATTTCAGGTCCGTTACTCTGCCAAAACTTATATATGGTACTAAACGCTTCTACAGCTGTATCACCGATATTCTTAACTAATGGTACAACAGTATCAGAAATCGATTTAAAAACAGGTGTCAGGTTTTCTTTCATTCCAGACATTATACTTTTAAATTGTCCGATGTTATCAGAAGCTCCAGCCTTCCAGGTTTTTATTGATTCTCTAAAAGCATTAAAATGCTCAATACCCGCAGACATATTTGTTTCAATACTTTCTTTAATTGATGGCATGATTTTTTGAGTAAAACTTAATAAATCATCCAATACCGGCAAGGCTTGTTCTCCAATAGGAATAATGATTTTAGTCTCGATTTCTCTCTTTATTCCTTGTAGCTTCATCATGGAAGTATCGAATTTAATACTTTCAATATCTTTCATGGTGTCCTTGGTCATATCAAACTCACTTCGAACAGTTCCCATTGCTTTAATTACATCTGACTCTAAATCTTCAGCCATTGTTCCGAATAAGCCTACTGAAGCTGTATTTCTTGCTACAGGGTCATCTAATTCAGCTATAGCATTTACAACAGATTTGAAAGCCTGTTGCGCGGCAGGACCTCCCGCTGCAAACGTCTTAGTCATTTCAGCAGCATTCATGTTCAGTAATGCATATGCTTCTGCACTCGCTGTCGATCCATCTTTTGAACGAATATTAAATTCTTTAATTGCGTCTCCAACTACACTTAAATTAAATGCCCCTTCTGAAAGTCCGGCATTGAATATATCAAACATCTCATTAGCACTAAAATCTAATGTTTTAAAATGGACTGCAAATTCGTTTGTCATATCCAAAAGTTCACCGGTTTTATTAAGACCGTTTTGAGCACCTTGAGAAAGTAGATTATAGGATTGAGTATTTGTAATACCAAAATTCTTCATAAGTGTATCAGCAGTTTTGATGGACTCTGCTACATCTTCCTCAAATACATCTCTATAAGTAAGAGCGTTGGCAGTTGCATTTTCTAATTGCCTACCTGCTAAATCAGTAACTTGTTTGGTTGTAGATATAGCTTTATTCAAATCATTCCAATCTTCACCATAGTTATTATTGTAAAGATTTTCACTGATCTTCTTTATTTCTTTCATTTCTTCTGCGCTTGATCCAGTTGATGCCTGCAGTTGTCTCATAGATTCATCAAATTCATTTGCATTTGCGACAGCTACACCTAAACCGGCAGCCATTGTACCGATTGCCGCTGTAGCTCCAACTGCTGCACCTGCAAGTAATTTGACTGATCCACTGGCCACAGAAGAGGCGGTCCCAAACGATGAAACGTCACCGTCCATTCCCTTCATGCTTTTAGATGCTGCATCAAATGCTTTACGCATACTGGAATCAATCATACCGCCCAATTTAAAAGCAATTTCAAAAACCTGTGGCGAGCTCATGTTTGTTTATTCACCTCTTTCACATCTTCTGCAAGATCATTAAGATCTCTCAATCTCTTTTTCATAAAGTCTTCATAGCTTGTCGCTTTCAGGACATTAGAAAGGCGGATGCATATTTTTCGTATGCCCCGCCCGGTTAGTACTATTACAGCCATTCTTTCAGTCACCTGAATGATGCCTAGTTGTTCAAAAAAACCATCACCATAGTACGGATTTTTAATGCTTCTTTCGCCGGCAGCCCCTTAAAAAATTCAAAAGGCAGATCTGTTACTTCAGCAGCAATTAAAAGTGTGTAAGGCAGTGTGACCTGAGGCATTGGAGAAATCGAACCAAGTTCATTGAACTTTTGTTCTGTATTCAACAAGTCATCCCCTGTTAGATTATTAACACCCGAGAGATCAACTTCAACGTATTCTTTTCCCTCATATTGATAAGGTTTGGCGAATACCACCACTTCTTTTTTATCTTGTTTTACTGATTCTGTCGCTTTAGCCATGTATCGTTTCCTCCCTGTTTATCAGATCATTTTTGTTAAATCTTTGAGCATGTCTTCACCATCTAAGATGAATACGTAATTAAGCTTGTCCAACTCCAGAAGCACTGTATTGTTTTCCTCAATCTTGATATATAGTACTTCCATTACGTTTGTAGTCTCTGTTGCTGCACCAGGACTAAGCTTACCGAGAGTAAGAGACTTCGGCTGCCCCTTGAGGGTGATCTTAAGTGGTCTATGCATGATCCTTCCTGCAGTAGAGTCATAGCTTTGTTGTGCCGCTCTCAAAACAATAGGTCTCCCAGTGCTTTTCATTAAGCTGAAGTTCTTCTGAGAAAGTGATTTAAATGGCAGTTCAATTGTAAGGCTGCCAAAGTGGCCAGGGTTTGTACTCTCATACTCACCCATGATGCCAGCTCCACTCACTGTTTCACTCATCGCTTCAAGGTTAGGGAGAGTAATCTCTCCGGTAATCCCGATTAGTTCATCTGTATCGTCATAAGCTTTAAAGTTCCATACCTTTTCTGGAATTTTCGGCATATTAAGCACCTCCAAGTGCAGTTGCTGTAATTGTTGGATCAAATTCTAAGATATTTGTAATTTGCTCAGCCGGTGAATAAGCACCGATTCGCTGAATGAAGACGATTTTTCCATTCAGGATGTTTTCAATCGGGTTCATACTTTCACGGAACTCAATCACTGCTCCTGAAATTTTACCTTCAGCAGCAAACCCGTTTGCACGGATGTTTTCTGCAGATACAACACTTTCAATCAATTTAGTATCAGCCGGGTTATCAACTTTATTGAAGTAAGCGAGAATAAACGTGTTACCCCACCACTGGAACACTCGACGGACCGCGATAAAGCGATCTTGTGGAAGTGTCGATTCAGGGAATGCAGCCGTGTTATTACCCCATGTTCTCCATCCGTTGAAGTTAATCGCTGTGACAATACCTGCTCCATTCAGCACATTTGCTTCCGGCTGATCCAGGTACATTTCTGTTCCACTCTTCAGTACCGTTGCATCGATGTTGAATGGCTTGTTCGATGGTGAAACATTCGGCACATCATCGTTTTCAGCATCAGTTTGAGCGATTCTTGCAGCTAAAACAGCACTGAAATAAAGGACTTGTCCGTTTTTCTTAACCATTGGCCAAGCAACAATGCTTTCTTTATTGTCATAGCCGTTATCTACTTTCCATGCTGCTACATCTTCATACTTTGTAACTGCAGTTGTATCGACATCCAGAACGTTCATTGCTGAAAAGTTACCATTGATCTTTTGAGATTTTGCGGCTAACACTGCTGCTACATCAGGTTTATGACTGAAGCCTGGTGCAAGTAATTGAGCGCCAAGGATGTTGTATTGAGGGTATACAGATGTCATTAACTCAATACCGGTTCTTACACCAGTTGCCGCGTCATACCCGCCGATGACATCCACTTCAGTGACTGCAGAAGGATCCAATGCAGAGTATGAAACCGTCACTTCAGTTTGACCATCTAATTGACCGCCAGAGATTACACCAATGACCGGCTCACCTGCAGTATTGAAAGATAATGTATAATCAACATCTCTCTCGTAAGTAGTGAGACCATCAGCGTTCTCAGCTACTACTGAGGAAAGCAGTACTTTTTTGTTTGCAATTTTGGCCGTCCCTTTTGAAATGGAAACAACTTCATCAGTCACATCAGTTTTATGCACTGCAGGATCCAGTACGTTGATTACGACAATAGGTGCAACATTATATAGCTCAAGACTTGCAAACAGAGAATGATTGACTGTGAAATCAAAATCTCTGTTATCACGGCTATATCCAAGCTTTGTTTTTGCGTCTGCCTCACTATTAATCACGATTGGTTTGTTTACTGCTGCCGCTGGATCATCAAGTAGATTTACCTGAGCTGTACCAAATACGACCTGAACGGCAGATAGCGATCTAATCGGTTCGGGACCGGTACGCTGTTCGACAATATCAATACCGTGTTTGTACATCATTCATCACCTCGTCCATATTTAATGACTTTCTGAGTCAATACATATTCTGCAGACCCTTCTTGTTCAAGATTTTTTCGTGCTGCTGCAAGTTTGCTCACAGGCACCATCAGTGATTTAATTGCAGTACATTTTTCAAAATGCACTTTCACTGATTCAGGAAAACCGTTTTTAAAAACGGAAAACTGAGTCAGCGCTTCACCTGGAAGTGATGGACCAACGTAAACTACTGTTTGCTCCGTCTGTTCAGGTGCAGCAGTTTTAGTTGCCACCGGTTGTGACTTAACACTTTTAGTTTTTGACTCAATCTTTTTAACCGGTGTCTCATCTTTCACTTTCTGCTCCTCGATCTTTGATTTTTCTTCACTCATATCATCGCCTCCAGATCTACCCTGTTGAGTTCAGGGGTTTCAAATGACGCTTCTACAGCGCCGAAATAATAAGAACCAGTGTCTTCCTCGTGGAGTACCCATTTCAGAGGTCCACTTAAAGTAAACTGACCTTTAACAATGGGTTGTTTTTCAAGATTTTCAATGATTCGATTAATAATATTTGCTGTATCGCGATAGCCTTGGTTGTAAACATCTGAGTCCACAGTGCCAATAACAAAACCCACTGAAGTGATATATGGCTCTTTCTCTTTTTTCTTTTCAGCTTCCAGCAATTTCACGATGACAAAAGGGAAAAACTCTTCTTCTTCGGATTGCTTTTTCGGAAGATTTTGTTCATAGACATTCAATGGCACTCTATTACCTGCCAGATCATTAAAAAAAACGTCCTGAAATGTGTTTTCAAGACGTCTTTTAAGCTCTGATTGAAGTTCAAGTTGTATCATTGTCCGGCACTCCGTTCTAAAATACGATTGATTTCGTGATCAAGCCTCTTATTGAACATTAACTGCCCTTCCTGGTTGACTCTCAGCCTGATATCCTCATTTTTCAACATTTGAGGCACTGAAGGACCAAACATGCGGTCAATAGGTAACCTTTTCTTCCCTTGTCGCCTGAACACTTTGTTACCGTTGATATCAGCTACAAATGCACCAAGAAGAGTCTTTTTCCCACCCTTTTTAACGCCTACTCTGATAGGCGCTTTACGTTTTGGCGAAGGATTCTTAGGCGTCACTTTAAACCGATCCAACGGAATCAGGTTGCCGCGGCTACTAACGATGGCATTCATGTTAGTTCTTGATGCACGTGTTTTTGACAGCGTTTCTTTAATGTCACCCGCTTTGATATTGTATTCTTGGCGTATTTCCTTTGAAATATTGGTTGCTACTGTATTCATGGCACGATTTAATGCAGCTGATATCGCATTGGGTGCTTTCTTTTTCAAATCACCAAGCATATGCTCCGCGTAATCAAGTGTATTTTGATCAATACTGACTGTTGGTCTCATGATCCATATCCCACCAATACAATTCGATAGACGCCATCACTCTCACTGATGTCTGTGACATAGTAAGGCCTATTGCCAACAGAGATTTGCATGTCTCGAAACGGCTTTTTACCATGGAAAGATACTACCGGCACATGAAAAAGAAGCTCACCTCTAGTAAGCTCCTCTTCATACGCCTTTATATTGTATTTTTCCAGCTCATGGTCATCTTTAATGATTAGCATCGGCTCTCCATTAATGATGGCCGTTTCAGCAAATTCAGCCTCATTGAAGAACGTCTCCAATATATCTGACTCTAATGCTGCCTTGAAGTTACTCATTGTCCTCATCTTCATCATCAAACTGAGATAGTACGCCCTCTGTTTTATCAGATTCAAGTACCAGGTCAATCAGCTTTGCATGTGAGATGTTGCCAGCAAACTCAAGACCTGCATCTTTTGCTGCTGCTTTAAGTTCTGCGTACTCAATCCCATCGAATGAAGATTGATCAAAATCGTTCGGCGGATCAGGCTCACCTAAATTTAATTTAAATTCGCCATCAGCTGCAGCTACCTTTAATTGAATCAGACGCTCAGCATCTTTTTCATCAATATCGGTAATTGTATCGCCTTGAACATACGTTTTACCGTTATGTCGGACAGTTTCATTTTCATTTACTTTAACAGACATGATCACTCACCCTTTCTGTTTTATAGTACTTTTGCGACATACCATGCATCTACTTCAGTAGGTACCGGCAGTGGCTTGGAGTGCATCTGAAGGAATCGTGCTGCAGGATCCTTTTGAATCCAAGAGTCAGGTACACGCTCACCTTCATAAGTCGTGAAATTCTCTGTGCTGTGATCTGCCAGAGTGACCGCACCGTAAAGCATCTGTGATTTAGTACGTGATGAAAGAACAGCAAGTGTGCCCTCAGGAATCATAGGCTTTTCTTCCTCTGTTTCCTCGTCAAAATACCATTCGTCATAAGTGTAAAGTTCAAGACCAAGCGCAGCGATCGTCCCGATATACGTCACCCCATTCGCAAGCTTCTGAGGTTCGATGTTACCCATAGTAATGCGTCGATTTTCAAGCATTTTTTGAACTTTAGGATGAGAAACAAATGCCGCTCCAACATCAGAAGACATGATCACTCTATCCGCAGTTACACCCGAATTTTTAATGACTGCAAGACGATAGCGTTCAAGGTCTCCATAAGGGTCACTATTTGTTCCATCGCTCCAAAGATCAGTACCGGACAAAGTCTCCTTATTTGTGAAGCCGTAGTCCATTACAGCATCTACACCTTCACCAATAATTTCTACTTTTCCAGTAAAGATTACTTGTGCAGCCATCCACTCTTCACGACGTGTAATAGCTTCATCCAGAAAAATTAGATCTTCTGCAAGCATCTCAAGTGCTCTGGCTTCAGGTGTACGTGTACTGTACACGCCTTCCCCGAATGCACGTTTGTTAATGTCATGCGCTGTGATTGGACGCATTGGTTTGATCGTTGCAGGAGTAAATGTTTTCATTGTTGTCCCGCTCCGCTCCATTACCTTACCTGCAATAAGTGGCGATACGAAAGGAGCCATTTTTCTGCGACCTTTACGATATTCGACATCCACGTGTTCCGTTACAAATGTTTTCGGAGTACCGAAGAACATATCTCTCAGAAAAGTGTGCGCAGGTTTTAGATTAGATACTGCTTCTAACATGAAGCGTGTCGAGTGTACATTAATTGCCATGATTAAGTTCCTCCTTAGGCTTTAACAACATCTTTTAAGAAGATGCCGATTTCGCGTAGTTTAGGTTTGTGAGTTTCGAATGTATCAGTGCCTCCAAAGATTAGTACGGTCTGATTAAATTCACCTGTCAGGTAAACTGGGGCCGGCAGAGATTCGTCTGTGGCATCAACATCTTTGGCAAGGATAGCGTATGGTACTTGTGAGCCGTCTGTGGCAACAGAATCAACAGCCTTTGCTAAGCCTGTATCATCAACCCCTAATACTGTTCCGCGCAAATAAACAGCTCCTGCTTCTAACTCCACAGAATCAGTAACGATAGGCGATACTCCGCCTCCAAGTAAATTGTCATATTCGAATGAATCAACATTTTGCACAAATTGTTCTGGCATGATTATTTACCTCCTCTTTTTTTGTTCATGATTTCAGCAAGATTAGTTGCTTTGGTTTTTCTTTCTTCGTCTTCAGAGAGACTTCCATTGTTTTGAGGTGTTGAATCGCCTGGTACTTCGTTTGCCTGTGTTGCATCCTCTTCTCTATTTTGCAGGTATGTCGCACCTGCAGCGTTTTGAACCTTCAGAATCTCAATAGAAAGATCGCCGGCAGAGTTTTTCGTTTCATACTTTGTTTTGTTTACAAGATCTTCATGACCCTTAAATGGCAGCTCATCAATCGCCTTCATACGGGAGTTTTCTGATGCAGCCCCCGCATTAAAGGCTTCTTTATAAAGATCTGGGTACTGGTTTTTCAGTTCGTCTAATGATTTCAAAGATGGTTCCTCCTTCTCCGAATTTTTGTTTTCGACCGCCAGATTGTCTTGTAGTTGTTTTTGAAATTGTGCATTATTTACTTCTGTAATATCAGGCTTTGTGCTGTATTTAGAAAGATTATGTTCAATACCGTTAACAACAAGGTTTTTACCACTTGCTGATGCAACGATTTGAATTTCATCATTCAATGAATCTGCAAATCCAGTTTCAACAGCCTCCTGCCCGGTCATCCAGGTCTCTTCATCCATCATTGCTGACAGAACTTCATAAGAGTGTCCTGTCTTGTCCATATAGGCAGCAATAATACTGTCTTTCACCTTGTTTAGCATATCGATAGACTTCTCAAGATCAGACACTTCCCCAAAAGCAAGGACTGCAGGGTTATGAATCATCACCTGTGAACTCCTTGAGGCGTAAATATGATCTCCAGCCATCGCTATGAAAGATGAAATTGAAGCAGCAATGCCATCAATATAAACATTTATTGTCGCAGGATGTGCTTTCAACTGAGCATAAATGGCTTGACCTGCATATACACTGCCCCCTGCGCTGTTGATACGAATATCGATATCAGAGACATTCCCTAAATCACGTAAATCTTGAGCAAAAGTAAATGCAGTTACGTCATTTTCGAGATATCTGTATTCTTCGATATCTCCATAGATTAAAATTTCACCTTTGGCGTTCGTGATATTACGAACTTCCCATGACTTAATGTTATTCGGTGTCTCTGTCGTCTTCTGAGTCGTCTTCGTCGGTTTGCCCGACATTCTGAGACTGCTCAGTATCTCCTGTAGCTTTGACATTTTGCTTTAAGCCCCCTTTCTCCATTAATTGTTCTTCAACCACCCGCAATGGGTAATTAGTGAAGAAATCTCCACCAGTAAGCTCTACTGTTTCCCTTGCACGTGTGCTGAAGCCATTTTCAACACGTTTCTGAGCTGCGTCCACCTCCTTCAACGGGTCAAGCTGACCTTGTGATGGACCATTCCACTCAGCACCGCAATATGCTTTTTTTATCAGTGGGTCACTGAAAAATCCAGGAGCGCTAATACGTCCTTTAGCAACTAACTCTGAAAGAAATTCTTCATAGATCGGCTGACAGAAATCAGAAGCTAGCCATGAGCGTCTCATGCGATACATTTTCCAAGCTTCAAGCAAAGCACCACGACTGGCACTATATGAAGCTGTGAAATGTTTAAGTAATACTTCATATGGTATTTCTAATGCCGCTCCGATTTGACGACAAATTGATGTGACAAAACCATCAAATGCTGTGTTCGGTCGAGTAGGATTGCTCGTATCAATTGATTCGTTTTCCCCCAGGGCAACCACTGCTCCATTACCTAATTCATAGTTACCTTCTGATATACCGTCTTCATCATATTCATCATCGTCATTTATTCCAAAAGGAGAGACATTGTCAGGTGTAGTTGTTTTAATAAATACCGTGTACATACCTGAAACTACTGCAGCCATCAGTTCAGCTTCTGTATACCTTGCCAATTGTTTTAGTGATTCAATAACCGGCGCAAGAATCGGCACTCCTCTTCGCTGTTCAGGTCTCTCCGTCTCCATCAAATGCAAAATATTAGGACGACCTGTTTTAGAACCGAACTTTTCTATTCGTGTCCATTTATTAATAAGCGCTCCGCTTGCCGGGTGTTTATCAGCGACATGATAAGCAACGACTTCTCCGTATTCGCCAATCTCAACGCCGTTAATAATTTTGTCGTTTTTGTTTAACAAGTCGCTTCTTGGAGAACATACCCGGTCCGCTTCAATGACCTGCACTCTTAAATCAACCGTCATACCTTCACGCGGAATAACTGGAAGTAGAGAGAAGGCGTCTCCCGATTGAAGCCAGGCCATAAAAGCAAGCTGCTGTAATTGATAGAAATTATTCATCCGTTGAGCATCGCAGTGTACACCATCCGCCCACAAAGAAAACTCCCGCTCCACTTGGGTTTCCCATTTATCAGCATCTTCAAGTTTCCACCCTAAAAATTCATAATCCACTCTGGAGTTCAATTTCAGCCCTGTTCCAACTACACTCGTTCGAATAGACTTCAATGCGCCAGTCGCTAAAGGTGCCCCCATATATAAATCCCTTGAACGCTCTCTTAACTTCGGAATATTGTGTTCAACATCATCAATAACCGAACCGATCCTGCTCGCCCAGCCGGCCATGCTATTTTTTTGGGATGCACCATGAAATCCATATCCTTGATTTAATACTCTGGCAGACCTTCGTGATCTAATTGACTTCCTCACTCGGTTTCGCTGTGAATTTCCTCGCAATCATTCTCACCTCCCTTAAATATCACGCGGAATGATTCTTCTGACACGACTTCTTCCACGTGATTTCATCCGCGCAATGCGATTTTCCCAGTATTCAATCTGTTTTCTAATCTCCGGAAGGTTCACACGGGTCAGTGTGCGCCCTGCGATCGTGTATGATTGTCCTGTTGAAACCTTTAATTCTGCATCATACCAAGCTTCAAGATGTGTTTTTGCTCTTTCAATACTCATTTCTCCGGTCATTTTCAGTCCTCATTCCATAAAAAATAACCCTACAAATGAGGGTTTTTAGGCTAATTCACCCCTTTTGAAAGGGTTCTGCGCCGTTTTTTCACTTTTTTCTTCTTTTTCGGCTCATTTTTAGCCTGTTCAGAGGCTTTTTCAGATTTATTAAGGTTAGGGTTCAATATTTCAATTGCAGCCGTGTTATACACCCTTAAATCGATTGGTTCGTTACGGTCCCTGACTTTTTTCCATACTTGATAAGCATTACCGGCTTTAAAGCGTGTAACAAGCCTCTCAGCAGTCAATCCTCTGTAATAGGCCTCGTTATAGCCTTGATTTGCTGTATTTTTAGGAAAATGACAGTAACCGGGCCCATGTTCCTCAATTTTCAGACGGGACATGGCTTTATTTTTCCCTTCATCTACACCCACGTGTATTAGCAATGCTCGTTCACGTTTTGTACGAGTGTAATTACTGATGAGAGAAGTATATTGACCATTTCGTTCACCCTGCCCCTTGATAGCAAATATCCTTCTGGACTCTCTCGGTGCAGTGAACCGGTAAACTTCTGATGTGAAGTGACCGCCGGAATCAATACAGGTGCATGCTATTCCTCGTTCATTGCCATCTCCGTCTAACCATTTTCGAGCAAGATACTCGTCAAGTTCGTTCCATACTTCAGGTAATTTCAAATCACCATAGATACGGTGATATTCAATCCCCCAAGATTCTTTACCAAATCCCCAACCCATTACTTCAATTTCAAAACGATCGTCCTGCACATCGACAGCTGCAGTTAAATATTTAACGCCGTCAGGTACCGGTGCTGCATACCCTTCCGCTCTAGCCATCAGTTCGTCCTCTTCAAGTTGGTCACCGGTTTCTTCCCATGTCTCACCTAATGAAGTATTCGTCCAAACCTTCAATGTCTCAGGTCCATTCTTTTTAGCATCTTTAAAATCCTGAATAATGTCTTTCCACTTTTTCCATGGACTTAACAACTCATTAAGGTGAAATCCTCTCACTGGTGCTTCCCCCTCTTCCGCTATCCACTTACCAGGCTGATCTTTCCATTCAAATTCATTGTGAAGAAACCCGCAGTGTTTGCATCTGTGGTTAACAGTCTCAAAATCAATCTGTTCCCACTTAAGAGGTTGGTACTCACCACATGAAGGGCAGGACAGATGATAGTATTCTTTTGTGCTGAGCTCGAATTCTTTTTCAATTCTTGAAACACCTTTTACAGTAGGCGTACTTACGAATATTTTCTTTGCATTATAGAAAGTAGTGGTCCGTTTTTCAGCTAATGAAAGTGGATCACCCTCAGTCCCGGCACTTACCGGAAACCGGTCAATCTCATCCGCTAATAATACTCTGATTGGACGAGAAGCCAGGCCGCTTGCTGCATTCGCACCTACTAATGCAATGTATCCGCCTGGATATGATTTATTTAAAGTGGTGTTCCCTGAATCACGCGATTTCACATCAGACACTTTGTTTCTAAGTACAGGCGTGTCTCTTAACATTGGAGCAATACGCTCTTTTGAAAAGTTTTTAGCAAGATCTAGTGTAGGCTGCAGAAGCATGATCGGTGCCGGGTCAAGATCGATATGATAACCAAGCGTGTTTAAAATGATCTCCGTTTTTCCAACCTGAGCACTGGCCATCACCACCACTTTTTTCAGTTCCGGATCCGTAAAGGCGTCCATGATTTCTTTTTGATATGGTGCTCGTTCTGTTCTCCATTGACCTGGTTCAGCTGATGACTCGCTGGAAAGCTTTCTGAATGCGTCCGCCCATTCTGATACCGTTAAGTCCGGCGGAGGTGCAAGGATATCTTTGCGAAGATTGATAAATAGTTTTTCACTATTCGTCTGTTTTCGCCTTTCTGCCATGAGGCTCTATCCTTTCTTCCTCATCATCAGCGTAAATATCCAGCTCTTCATCTTCGTCTTCGTCATCACCTAAATAAATCTTATCTTTTGAAGTATCAAAAAAAGCATATGGATCATACTCCGAGAGTTCATCCAAAGCTTCATATACAGCTTTCTTTAATGTGTCTTGGATAGGTAGGATTTCAGTTTTACCTACAATCATTGGTGCAGTTTTTGAAGGAATACTCAGCAACCTCGCTTTAAATGCAGCTAACTGATCACCCATTAAGCGTTTAACATCTGCTCCCCGGTGCAACTCACCCTCCATGATCTTGTATTCAAGTTCCGTTTTCTTTCGACGGGCCCGGGTCCAAAGAGCTTCTTCTTTCCCTTTGTCGAGCTCATCTTCATTCAGAACGTTATTTATTTTGTAATCAATATAGGCAGCAATCGAAGCAGGGACATCATACTTTCCGTGCTCTACCCTCACCAGCGCATCCTCTTTAACGAGTTGACGAATTCGCGATTGTGATAATCCTAGAATTATCGAAATATCAGCTGCACTAACGATCATTTCTATTTGGTTAGAATTCTTTGCTGGCAAGGGTTCCACCCACCTTCCGAAATTATTTCCCAAGCAAATGCAAACGCAAACGTTAATGACCTTTTGGCGCAAAAAACTAGCGCGTTTTCGGGCTCGTACGCACCCGCACAAAAAATTTTTCTCTGAAAGGACCCGAGCGCTTGAAAATGACGAGTCGATTCAAAGAAAAATTCTTTTTTGTCCTGAGATATGCTATTAAAATTATTTTTTACTCTTCACCCTTAGGTGGCACGCGTATGACTACCGTATGACATCAACATTTTCCAATTCCTCAGAAAGCCTTCTCTGAAGCCGTTTGACCTTCCTCTTAGCTCGTATGATGTGCGTCTGAACAGTTGGCTTTGTTATATTCAATTCATCTGCGATCTCTGACATGCTGCACCCCTGCGCCATGTGTAACAAGTAGCACTCTCTTTCTCTAAAGGACATGTCCATTAGCAGATCAATAATAATATCCCGCTCCCTCTTAGGGATGACTGCCTCTTCTACTTCTAAGTTCAATGACGGGAACAGTTCCATATCCAACAGAGCAGTGCGCTGGTAATTAGCCCTGCGGTCAATGCCTCGTCTGCTGTGTGGCCGTCTGCCCTTTCTCATCCATTGCAAAGAATACTCCATATCAGAGATCATGGTTGAGACAATGCGGTGTTCATCTGCATTAGCTGGATTCTTCATATCTAACGACTCCCTATATTTAATTAGCTGATACTTACCTTTCGCATACTCTTCAATCATTTGTTCCACCCATGTCTGCATGCATGATGCCCCCTTATCGTTGTATGAATGCTCCCCCACGTTTTCTTACATAGGTCCGTCCTTTAGTGCCCATCAGCTCCTGCAGGTCACGTTCGCTCAGTTTCTCTTTAGGTTTCTTCTCAGGTTGGAGCGGCTGCCGCTTAACAGCAATTTGATTACTGGATGCCCAACTCATTAATTGATCTCTGAAGTTCTCATTCACTGTTGTTCTCTCCCTTCTCAAATAAAAAAGAGAACGCCAGTAAAGTGCATGCGCTCATGCAGCTTACTCAGCGTCCTCCGTTTTTCGGTCAGACAATGTATTAAATTTTCTTTTTTCCGTTCAGTCTAATGCGATTAGTTCTTACTACATCCACCACTCGACCTTCTTGCCATACGATCTCATCACTGCCATATCCATCCCCACCAGGAGGTTTCAGTTCTGTAATCTCTCCATCTTTGATTATGTAGAGACCATTCTCTTTTTCTTCAAAGGCTTTCCCCTTCATGAAGATCCTCCTCTTCTATGTCCTGCAATATTTTATTGAGAGCGGCTATGGCGCCGGACTGGAACTGTGTACCGACACCCGCTCCCTGCAGTGTTTCAGTTAGTGCTTCATACCGTGCTATTTCTGTTTCTATCATTTGCTTTATTTCTTCTGCAGTTAACAATCCGTTTCAACATCCTTGTGGTCTATTAATTTCATTTCACTTACAACTGAAGTGATTTCTCTTTTTACATTGATTAACACTTCCATGATCTCTGCAAGGTTCTCAGCATCACTGACACGCAGCTCATGATCCATAAGGGCGAGACACACCCGCTCGAAGTTTGGATAATAACCGACGAATCGATTAATATGCTCATCTTCTATTACATTTCCCTCATCGTCAGTCTTAGGAACTTGCTTTACCAATTTAAAATTGAGCGGGTCACTGGTTACCTGGTAATCACCTATTTTAATATTCATACGCCCGCTCCTTGTTATTCATTAAATGCTTTGGCTACTTCTCCAATTAAAGAGAATCGCTTCATCATGACATGATCACGCTTATTCATCCAACATGTTTTGCATGAGTTAAATTCATTCCAGTCTGTCTGTTTACTTTCTTCAGGGGCTACTCTGACATTGCAGACGGAACATTTATATTGGCCGCGCATTTCAATCACCTTCTGTTTTCTTGCTGCTTTTGTATTCGATGTAAGCTGCAACAGATGCAGGTAAGTCGTAAGCCCCTTGCCCAACTTTGATAACAGCTCCCTCTGCAGCTAACATACGAATTCTAGCATCCGACAGACCAAGTGCTTCAGCTAGTTGACTCGTTGAAACAATAACCTTCTTTGATACGTAAGTTTCTACTGTATCTCCTTCAGCAAGAGCGATTACAGAAGACTCACTCTCATCAATATCTTGGGAGAAAAATTTTAAATATATTGTTAACTCTGTTCTTTCTTTTTGAATATTAATTAATTTCTCTTCTGTGGCATTGAGATCATTCCGCATAAATTCAATGTCTCCTATGAGCTCCTCTTCTCTTTCAGAAACAAATTTAAGCTTGCTTTCAATTAAATCTTTAACATATTCCATTTTCTACACTCCTCTTCTAATTAGACTGAATATACCTTGCGCTGTTTTCCCTCTTGCAGCTTCACCGTTCTCAAACATCACATACGCTTCATCAGACTGCCCATGACCGCAACACGCGTTGATCACGCCGGGCAGTTCGCCCAGACAAGCATCATGCTCATCCGGACGATTAGGCTTATTACAGTAACCACATGCTCTATACTTCCAGTGCTTCATAGTTGGCTGATCGTTATCCTTGTACCTCCATTGCTCACCGTCGTAATAGATTTCATGACCTCTTAACGTGTCTGGCATGTTCAATTACTCCAGCAAGATAACTCTTCATAAAATACGTCTTCCCGATTTTCAGGAGTGTCTGAATCAATCCACCCGGACTTAACACATTCATCAACCATTTCTTGCACTTGCTTTTCATCAAATCCATTAATGAGCAATATCCGCTCATAATAACCTGCGTTCGGGTATTTTTTAGCTGCTCTTTTCATACGGATGTTAAAAGTGACCTTCCACCATAAGTGTGAGATTTCCGTTATAAGTTTCGGCAAAGATTATTCTCCTCTCATTTATGAAATTGCTGGAATGTATAATTCAACAAGCTTTCTCAATGCAATTGTTTCTGCTTTTAGTTTCATATTTTCTTTATATAGAGCATCTGACTTTTTAATGTGATTCTGCAGCTGATAGTCCAATTCATAGACTTCTTTCTTCAGACCATCGATTTCTTCAGCCTGATGATGAGTCTTCATTCTGTATTCAATAAGCTCATCATTTGCAGGAGTAGACAGCTCAATCGGCGTACCTTCTAGTGCACTGGATAGTTGTTTGAGCAGATTCTCGTATTCCTCATTTGATGGATCGCACTTTACTGAAGCCACACTTTCTACAGACGGATTGTTATCATTCGTTTCACTGTGCTCTTCAATATCGACCGTTACTTCGATTTCCTCCCAATCCCGCTCACTGTTATCAATTTTGTTATTCTTGGGTACCTGTGATTTTCTTTGAGGGGTCTCCTGCTCTAATGGCTTATCAAGTGTCTTTGAGCGGAGCGGCTGAACACGTTCTCCCTCTCTGTAGATAGGAGTGGTAGGTTTTACAGGCTCCTGCTTTTCTCTGTTAGCAAGTCTTCTGCGTTTTTCTTCAGTGATCTGACCTTGAATAGCAATACTGTTTTTCCAAGAGCTTAGTTTTGATTGCTGCATGCCGAATTTTTTAGCGATATCTTTATCCAGGTACTTTTTGTCTTTCAAATCGAGATACTCTTCAACTGTGATTTTTGACATTTCCAATCACCTCTTTATATTTCTTTTTGAAATCATCTACAGCTATAAATTTCAGGTAACTAGCTATATCAATTAACATCAATAGCATGATTGCCAGTATCGTTATCAACATCTCGTGAAATCCAAAGATGGAGGATAAGGATACAAACAGCAGGATGAACAAAACATTTTTTAAATTGGATTGGGTCATCATTCTTCATCACCGCTAGTTTGAAGGTCAATATCCGGTATTATCGTTTCCGGTCTGAAGATTACTTTGTAATGAAAAGGATCTACACTTTTTGATTCAAGCTGTTCTGAAAAGAAGCTAACATTGTCGCTTAATCCAAGCGTATGCTTTACATACTCGTCTTCACCGATCTTACAAGTTACTGTCATTCTCAAATCACTGTCTGTATTACCAAGAGAACACCTACCCTCCACAGTGAGAAGGTATTTATCTGTAATCCCATTAAAGAACACTACTCGTCTTTCTACCTTGAAAGAGTCAGCTTCTTTGGATAGATTCTCTGAAACTGTATCGGCCTCAGTACATGCAACTAATACAACTGCTAGCAAACTTATGAACGCTACTAATATTTTCTTCTTCATATTCATCAACCTTTCAATTTGTGATGCGCTGCGTTTTTTACATTCGTTTTTAAAAACTCTTTCACTTTATCTATTTCGCTTTTTTCGATCATAACTACAGCTGTAGACGTTCCGGCAAAGAATTGGATAGTATCACTTGCATATTCTTCAACAAATTCTTCAAACTCATCTTGATCTTCCAAAATATCTTCCCATGGTGCATAGGATAAACTTTGTTCCTTATTAAAGGTGAATTCTGAAGTACTGCTTGTTTGCGGCTCAGGTAAAGCTTGATAACAGCAAGTGCACACTTCTTTTTTTAATTGATATTTGATAGTCAATGAATCCATCATTCATTCTCCTCTCTACGACGTGGAATGTTCGGGATGCGATTTACTTAGGCAGTAAAACATTCTTTTTTAAATAGTTTTTCCACATCTTATATGCGTGTTGGAAATATCCTTTAGTAGAAATCCCTTGATGTTTACAGAAGAAAAATCCATACCACCACGCAATAGCTTCTTTAATTAGTCTGTAATTATAATTTGACTTGTATTTTTCAAGATTAAAACTGCCTTTATCAAAATCTTTGGCGTGACCTATTTCATGTGTGAAAGCATGAATAGTTTTCAAATCAAGATTTGATGAAACCCATATTTCTTTTGACTGAAATACAATTCCGTTGAATTTAATAAAGCCAGAAACCTTCACATTAAAGCCATATTGTTCAGCGATTTTACACAGGTTTTCAAACTCCGTCTGTATGTTTCTCTGCAACTGAATTTTCACCATCCATTCTGTTTAAAATTTCTCTCGTATACTGAAAAAGAATTGACAGATATTCTTGTTGCTTCTTTTCTGATGAAGTATTTTGATACTTCGCATACCATTCACCGTATTTAATTAAGAGATCACTGTTTGTTTCTTTTTTGAGATTTAACACTTCAACCTTCATACAAGATTAAGACCTCCTTGCGACGTATCTTGTGTCAGATCTAAATCACTCCCAAATAGGTCTGCTTTTCACAATTTCCATAGCCTGGGCTTCAGTGAACCCTTGCTCTACCAAAAGATCATATTTCTTTTTAAGCGCCTGAGCCTGAGCTGGAAATTGTTTCATGATCCAAGGTAAAGCTTCCATGAGAGTGTCATGCCCTTTTTCAAACTCACTCCGAGTATCAAGATTGGTAACTTTGCCACCTTCAAACTTTTTCATATCAGCACCTCATTTCTTCATATCACTGTTTTCTCTAAGTTGATTCGAATACTGGATGAATCGTTCCTTGTCACCTTCTTGAAGCGCCTTATCGATCAGCCGCTTAAGATTCTCTGCTTCAAGCTGGTTAATCTCCGGAAGTTCTTCGGCTGGCTTTTCGTTTTCAACAGCCTCAGAAGCTTCAGTGAAAATATCTGATCCGTGTATGAACTTTGCAATAAGAATTTTGTATAGCTCATGGCTTTCGTTGTACATATTACTCACCTTCCAAAATGAAATAACTACGACCTGCCATTTCAGTGAATGGTATTTTCAAAAACTCTGCTTTAGTAAGCTCGATTAAATCGCACATCTCTATCACACCGTTTTTTTCAATAAATAAATTTGAAATATTGCCCTCGTCGACCAGCTTCATTGCCTCAAGAAAAGTGATTTGTTTGATATTCATAACCATTCCTCCATTCAATATGTTTTTTTAGGCTGAACAAAGATTCCGACCTCTCTCACATGAGTCACTTTGCTCTTATCCAGGACAATTACTTCATCCTCGCCGCGGCGCAGGAAAAGTGCTAAAATATCAGAACGTTTTACTTTATATTCATGGACTGTATTGACGCCCCGCTCCATAGCAAATCTTGCAGCGATTTTTGGAGAAAGAGTGTAAGCGATCCAGTCCTTTTCATTTGGTCTCTTTGCCCGATATATGGTTACTGTCTCAGGCAGTCAAAACAGGAAATCAACCTCGAATGGTTTCATGATGGCTTTCATTCTGTCCGGCCGCTTGCTATTAAACAGCTTCTTCCACTTCTGAAGGTCCGACCATCCGGTATAGCTCACCCAGCAAGTAGATAAGTAAAACCAGTATGCGTAATCTGATAGCTTAGAAGCTTTCTTTTCGAAGTACAGAATAGCCTCACGTGTCCCCTCACGCTCGATAATCTCTTCAGCGACTTTCCGGTCATACTTCGTTGTTTGTCTTGCCAGTGGTGAATACTGTGGGTTTGGTAACATATCATTCACTCCTCATGTAAATTGTCCGTCATACCACTCACGATCATTCGTTTGAAAAGCTAGGGAGCGGGATATCTCCTGCAGCTCCCTTTTAAATTGTTCATCAGCATTTATTTGCATGACTTCATCCCGATCCCAGTGATATGGCCGTAAAGAATAGTAATGTTCATATTGCTGGTAGTACTTTTTTGTCCGAGGGTCATAGAAATTCGCTATGTAACCTTTAAAGCGTCCATTTTCTCTTACAGGCTTTAAGAGAATTCCTACATGCCCCTCACCATTTATGACTGTTAGTCTTATACAACTCATACTGATCACCCGCTTTGTTATCTGCTCAGTACTGTTTATTTATGAACCTTGCTCATGATCCTCCGATATCTGGCTTCCGTTTCAGCCCTTGCTCTATTAAACTGACGATTTGTTTTGTGTACTTGGATAGCAACGTATACGAATCCGACAACCCCGATAATGATCATACAAATTGAGATTGTCAGGTACCCAACCATGAACGGCATGGCAAGATGATTTAATGCATTCATGAAACCACCTCATACTTCCCGCTGCGGCTTACCAGTAGTAATTGACTTCGTGTAAATGGAACTGTGTCTCTGACTACTTTTCTGCCGGCAGCCTCTTCAAAGATTGTTATGACCGTTAAGTAATCACGCTCTCTATTAACTGATCGGTGCTCTGTAACGTATCTCGGCATGACACCCGCTCCTATTTAAGAATCTTTCGTACATAATGCTGAGGGCGGTTATCAAGCACCTGGCTTTTCACTCGCGTATCAACATCCATAGACCAGGAGCGGCGTACCTGTTTCTGCTGCTCGATATGGTCAATTGTTTTATAGATCTCTTCTTTGAATTTTTCTACACTTCCAAATATCGCTTTTACACGTTCCACCCATGCATGAGCGATCCCAATTACAAATTGAATAAAACCTTCTGCCGTTTTTCTTATTGCATCAATCCGCTCATGTATATAGGCAACCACCCTCTCAATCTGCATGTATACATAATCGATGTGTGATAACTCTTCTAATGTCTTAGCATTATAGATTGTGCCAGATTGCCCGATTACAACGTTCATAACCTCACACCTTTTTCTATTTTGTGAAAATATTAACTGTTTGTGATTATAGAGAAGGGACGCTTTCTCAAACGCCCCTCATTTAACTGGTTTACGAGATGATCATGACTGAACCACTGTCCATTGTGCCGCTCAGTTCATCTTCTAAGTATTTACGGATGTTTCTCATGGCTTCATGTTTCCAATAGCCTCCGTCAGCTTCGAACAATGCACAAGCCGGACCATCTTTCATGCGGAAGATGAAATCACTCTCTGGCTGAGCTACTTCAACAAACGTTCTTCGAGGTGCTAATGTAATAGGGTTAGGTACCTTCACGTTATCTACTGAAGACACTCCGGTTCTAGCAACGACACTTTGACTGGTGCCGTCATCCCCTACAGTTTTAACAGCGTCCTCTCGAATATTCCCGACTACCTTCAGAGCGATTTTACGATCTTCATTTTCTACAAAGCATGACTGTAGCTTAATGTTGAATGCTTCAGAATCATAGAATCGGTCAAAACTGAACTCAGGTAGCCAGGCGATAGATCTGATCAATACTTCCCGCTCTCTGTCATCATTGAGCTGCTTTAGTACTTCAACCTGCTCAGGACTCTTGATGTGAATGATCAAGTCTGTCTCACGATCTACATTTTCATCAATGTAATCAACAATTCCTTTTAATGTGTTAAGTACGAGCGGGTCAGCAACTGGACGCTTCACAAGGTGCATACGCTCAGTTGAATATGTTTGGCCATGCTGCTCATAGACTTCGTTTCCTGCTTTGCTTAGTAGATACTCCATAGCTTCTTTAATCATGTTTAATTCCTCCAGTAGTTTTATAGTTTATTTGGATTGCTTTTTCGTGGCGCGGAAATCAACTATGTTCTCCTCACGCTGATCTTCATCTTTCACAACGTTCCCTTTGTCATCAGCAAGGTCACCGTTTTCAGTCATATACATTTGACCTTTAACCCCTGATTTGAGCTCCGCTCCGACCACACCTTTTTCATCACGACCCAGAAGCATTCTTGCACTAACTGATTTAGTAGGTGCCAGCTTACTTTTAACCTGAACATCCGTGGAGATCAGTTCACGATCTTCCTCAGCAGAGAATGAAAGGGTTAAAGTCACTGATCGTTTAGTCTTAAATTCGGTGTTCGGATCCTCTATATTTTCCATGACCCTTTGAATCTCTCTGTTTAGCTTTTCTGCGAGAGCTCCATTTGCGAAGTTATTAAAATCAATTTTTGTAGTCATTATTTTTCCTCCTTCAACTTAGGGTTTTTATAAATATTGCCTACCACTTCATTTTCATTAATTTCTGACCACAAAGGTATGCAATAATCAATTTCATTGTCGATAACCCATTGCCCCTCTAACATAGTGACAACGCCATCAAACGCTCCATATTCTAACGGGTCCGGTCCATGTATTTTCTGAGACACTATATACCCTTCATAAATCTCCTGGCTGTTTTTATCATTCACTCCTGTGTATTGAAGTAAAAAGACTTCATCGTTATTAAATACTTTGGAGTCATATTCATATTCACTGTCTGTTAAATCCAAACAAACAGAATTGCTCCAAATAGTTGTAACAGGAAATACTTCATTGGTTGCCTTAATTACTGCTTTGAATTTAATCTCTCTCACTCTCTCACCTCCCATGCAGCAGTCAGCCAATCCAGTGTGATATTGCTCCCTGCAGTGATTAATTTGCCCCGTTGCTGAATGACTTGATACGGAATGCTCTTCACGTCCCGTACACGGCACTCTTTTAGGCATTGATTAAATGCTTTGAATGGCAGCAAGTATGTTTTTTTATGTGTGACGAACCGTATGATCAGGAAGCTAAAACCTCCCTGGTCTTCCCAATGCTTCAAGTCCTTAATCTGATGTTGATGTACATTGTCGATCGGAAAACTCGTTTCTGACTTTGTTTCTTTAGCGTCAAAACAAACTGGAAGATTACTAGCGAGCCCGATGTAATCCGGTGCCCCTTTTGATTTATAGAACCCGTCAGTCACCTTTTTATCCTTGAATCCAGTAACCTTTACTTCAGGGTGTTGCCTGACTACCACCGCCTGACCACGCTGCTGATATGTTGCATTAGCCTGATCAATGTATATTTCAAGCGTCTTCCCTCGGTTCGCATGGCTCCTTGATTTCATTTCCTTCACCCTCTTCATTGAACAGTTCGTACAGGACCCAGTCTGTATCTGTTCTTTTCTCTTTTAGGTATTCATTTAGCAGTTCGTTAAGCCTTTTTATATTTTGCGGCTTCACGTATCGGTAAAGTGTTTCGTGATCGTGATATTTAACCGCGACCTTCTTTTCGTTTACAAGATAATCAATGGTCAGTGCCATGCTTTTATCTTTTTTTGCAATTGCCTGGTCAAACAGCAGATGGATGTACATCTCTCAAACGCTTTCCAATCGCTTTATATGAATCTTCAATCTTTTTCCGGCATTCCGCTCTCATTTCATCCGGATCAATGCCAAACTTCATGCATGCTGCATCGATTTTTTCTCTTGTGCGTTTGCTGCTTTCTTCAGCCTGTTTCAAGTTGCGTTCCTGGCATTCAGGCATAGGGCAAGGAATAGTTTCTTTGCCAAACGAATGAAACTTATAGGTGGCTCCATGACCGTTACAATGATCACACATATGATCCCGCTCCTTTCGTCATTTAAAATGATCCATTCATGCGATAACTCTTACCTGTGAATTCAAGGATATGAATGTTTGCAAAGATGCGCTCATATATCTTTTTACTGACATGTTGCTGCAGTTCTTCCGGATCCGGGTTAGATGTGTAGATGGTGTTTCTTCCCTGTCTGGCATCTGTGATCTGGAACAACATATCGTTTAACCAACTCTGCCCCTGCTCATCCTGTTTGTTCATAGCACCGCCCAGCTCGTCAATGATTAGCAGATCACATGTTTTTAGCATGTCTAAGATCTGAGATTCACTGATGTTGCTATCCTTCCGCCATGTAGCCTTAATTTTAGTGACCAGTTCCGGAAGGTTAATAAAGATCACCGTGATTCCTTCTGTTCCGTCCGGCTTCGTGTGGGTAGATCCCAACTCTATGACTCTTTTAGCAATCGCTACTGCAAGATGACTCTTGCCAAGCCCATACATGCCATGAAGCAGTAATCCGATATCATTCTCTTCGTTCAGGTTCTTCGGGAAGTTTTCTGCGTACCTCCTGCAGTCATTTAATGCCCTGGACTGGCTTTCATTTGCCGGATTGTAATTATCAAACCCTGCTTTCTGTAGTCGCTTTGGAATGATGCTATAAAGGTTAAAGTGATCCTGAAGCCGAAACATCCGCTCTTTACGGGCATTTTCTTTGGCCGCGGCAGCCAGTTGCTGATCTTCCTGCATGATGTGATCACAGTACATGCAGTACTCTTTGCCTGAGTCGTCGATCATCAGGACCCGGTTACATGGGCTCTTTTCTCCTGCATATTTATTCTGGCAGCGGTTAGAACTTGCCGGCGGAATCTTTCCGTTGTTGAATAGCTTCCTGCCAATCTTGGCTAAACTCTCCGGATCCTTGTGCTTTAGTTGGTTCACGTTTCTTCACCTCCGGCTGATTTAGGTATGATTCAAATTTCGTAGAAAAGAGTGTGATTGGTCTGAGGTACTGCTCCATATCAGGATTACCTTTCCACTCTGCAGCCTTTTTGTTAATCACTGACTTGAATTCATCCAGTGTGAATTTTTCATTCCACCGTGCTTTAATCAGGTCTTTGGTTTTTTTAGAACTTGACCTGAAGTTCGTACCTGCTTTTTCATTCAGATATTCGATAATTTCAAAGAAAGGGATATATTCTTTTTCTTTCTCTTCTTCTAATTCTTCTTCTAGTTCTATGTCCGTTACCTGTAACGTTACTGTTTTCTTGCTCAATCCTTTTGTTTTCACGGTGTTTGGCTACTCGCTCACGCGTGTCTTTTCTAATCTTTTCCAAAGCTGATTCACTTTGATGTTTGCCCCAATTTGCGATTCTTACAAAATTATCCTGTTCTAACTCAATCATTCCGAAGTCTCTAAACGTCTGTAACGCTAACCGAACTGTGTTGAGCGGACGATTGAAAATAGTAGCCAGCATTTCTTCTGTGTAAGGGATATTTTCATTCAGATAAATGTATCCACTGGCATTCGTTTTACCGGCCTGAGCCAGTAACTTCACCCATATGATTAAGATTGTGTCAGCCTCAGGCATGCTCTCAATAAGACGAATTTTTTCATCTTCAAACATCTGAGTGCTTAACTTAATCCATTTAACTTCAGACAATTAAAACACTCCTTTGATTTAAATCATTGGTCTCCAGTTACGAATCCATGACACTGCATCATCAAAATCAATCCGTCTGATATCCCGGTATGAAGGTACTCGGAATGAGTCTCTTAGATTGCGGTGGAGCTGGGGATAAATTTTCTTTTTATCCAACTGATCAGGATTAAGATTTTCATCATCATGCACTCTTGCAACACGCTTACCAATCTGCTTTTGGATGACCGTCTGCTGAAAAGCATCGATGCGTGTATTGTTTTCGAGCTTCTCCATCCGCTCATCAAACTGTTCAAACTTCTTTTCATGCTCAAGAGTAGCCTGCAGTACAGCAATTCTCTGTTCTTGATCAGTAAGAGGTTTAGGTGATTTTAATTGCTGTTCCATTTCTTCAAACTGAGTTGTATAAGCAGCAGTAAACAACACACCTTTTTCACCGGTCATTTTGTTGGCAACCATGTCACAGCCTTTTCTCGTTAAGAGAAAGCATTCATAAGATCGTAGGTTTCCTGATGTTTTATATGAGCTAGGTATGAAGAAATCAACAGAACGCAATTTTGCGTTCTCTAAAATATCCACATAACCTTTGATTGTACGGAGCAGGTCGTTATGTCGTTTGTCGATCATGTCCGCTACGTCTCTACTATCTGTTACAGCAATACCATCTTTATTAAATACAAGGTCTTTTGTAGTACTCATTTATAGCCCTCCTGCTAAAAGTAGTTGTCAAAATGCGAGGGTTCCGATAAAATGAAATCAACGAATTTATTCATGCTTTCGAAACCCCCCAACCGTCCAGTTCATACCTGGTCGGTTATTTTTTTGTTTCAAAAAGCTCTGCAGGTGCATAAGCGTATCTCTCCACACCTTTGACCTCCTTACAAGCTGTATAGTACATCCCGCAGAGTCCGAAAGTAATGACGCCTGCTGCCGCTCCCATGATAATGATTTCAATTCCGCCCATTGTTCCTCACCCCAATCTATTTTCCTTGCCATGAATGATAAAATGACAAACTGCTCATAGTTCAAAGGCTCATGATTCACTCGGCCGCTGATGTGTCGCCATTTCAAGTACTGGATGTACTCTTTGATCATTTTTACTGTTTTCTGCGGAATGCTGGAGCGAATTGAAAAACTGCGGTAGTATGGAAAAATGGATTAATTTCATCCCATTCGCCCTTATGCATATATTCGATTCTTTCTCCAAGCGCAAAAGCAGCTGCAGCTTCTTCTCTACTTAAGTAAGATCTCTTTGCCAATGCTTCAGCTTGATCTTTTTCGTTAACTGGAAATGTTGGCATGTGTTTTAGAACCTCCTTCTTCTTTCACTTCAACTTTCCAACCACATTTGCAAGTTCTTCGAAAAGTCGTGTCATCAACATAGATCATTCCTGATCCACCGCCGATTTTTGAACTGCCGCATTGCGGACATTTAGAATGTTGTTTTCCTAGTTCCATTAATCGTTCAAGTCTCATTAATGATTGCCACCTTTCTGGCCACTCTTCACTAATTTCTTAAGAGCAGGATATTTATCTGATTCCTGAAGCAAACGCTCGGCTTCAAGCCTTACTTTTATAAAAAATGGTTCAGTTGCCACGTGTTAACCTCCTAAAATATTTAATAATCATCCCCTTCTTAGAGTCTGTTAAAATGATTTAGAAGGAGGTGGATATTTTGAACTGGAATTATGATGATCCAATTGTTGAAATTAACAATGTAGTTGGCGAGGAATCAGCCAACACTTACTTGAATAAAGGGTGGATAATTGTATCGGCAAGTTTTGGCCCCACCACAAACTTTGATGACCCTAATCAAGGTACTTACAATGATTTTCATTACTCCTTTGGGAGACCCCGATCGGTTAATAAATTTTAATCCGTTAACAACTCCTGTTGGTACCAGGGGTTGTTTTAAATTTGATCTAAATAGACCTGTCCTTCTTTAAATCTTTTAACAGTGTTTTTTTCTGAGTCATTTAGTTTAATCGGCAGATACTTCAACTGCCTCTCAGTCTCTCTTGCCACAAACTCAGCTTCATTGATTGTTTTACACTCAGACAAAATTAACTTTGAAAACTTTTTTGATAGTTTCATCAACCGATCGTGTCGGTCTTGTGCATTTTCATTTTCACTCATCACTCTTTCATCACCCCTCACTCATCTGATTTACCAGAACAAATATCGCTAAAATACTTATCAAGAAACTCAGCCGCACCACTTGCAAGGAATGTCCACTTTTCACCCTTCTTTTGAGGGTAGTAAACGAATCCGCCGTTCCTGGCATCGATCTTCTCTCTGAACCTTGTTGAAAAGAGAATGTTATCTTCAAGCCAGTTGCGTTTTTTCTTCGTGCGTTCCTCTAAATCTTTCAAGGACCACCACATTCCTTTAAGCTCTTGCTCTTGCAGTCTCTTAAGCTCTACCTTTTCAATCACGACTAAGTGATCTGGCACTTCAATCGACAGTTCGACTTTGAATTTTTGATTACTCATTTTGAATTCCTCCTTAATCGGTTTGTATATAACTTCCCGATTAATCAAAGGAGAAATACATTTAAAATACTAAGTGACGTTCAAATCATAGTTTTAAGAAACTTAACGCATATAAATTTCTGCAAAGTGATCATCAAGAAAATCAGCCATTTTCAAAGCATGAAATGCATATGTCTCTCCTTTGATCTCTGGATAGTAAACAAAACCACCATACTTAACATCCAGCGTTTTTCTGTACTTTGCTTTTGAAAGAATGTTTTCTTTGATCCAGTAAGACTTTTTGCCAGTTCTATCTTCAAGATCCTTCATAGACCACCAGAGACCCTTCAACTCTTGATCTTGAAGTCTCTTCAATTCAACTTTTTCTATAATGACCAAATGATCAGGAACTGGAATTGAAACCTGAACTGCAAATTGCTGATTCACTACCTCACCCCCTTTCTCAAAACCACAGATGACTATGCATTTTGCCTAGCTCGGAATTCCTCTTTATTTTTTTTAAAAAGATATTCAAGTTTCTTGTCAGGAAAAAATTCATCTCTGATAGCTAAAGCATGTTCAAAAGAGAATTTATATTTCCCGCTCAATTTGTCATTGACAGTTTGAGTTTTAACGCCTAGAAACTTCGCTATCTTTTTGGGAGGAATACCCTTTCGAGCCATTTCGGCTTTCAAGTTAACTAACATTCTATTCACCTCCCCAAACGCAATTGCGTTCATCTGTGAATCAAATATAAACGCAGTGTCGTTCTTTGTCAATGAAAAAACAATAAAAAATACGATATTTCGTTTTATTTTTATTTACATCAATAATACCGTGATGTAATATAAACTCATAGACGAAATATCGTATATAAAGGAGATATTAAATTGGATAAAAGAGCGAAAATTATAGACAGATTAATTACAGAGCAAGGTTTTAGTAAAAAAGCTTTTGCAGAAAGTATTGGAATACCTCCAACTACTCTTAGATCGATGCTTGAACGAGGTATTGGGAAGGCTTCAGTTGATAACGTAATTAAAGTTTGTAATGGTCTCGGTCTTACAGTAGATGAATTAGAAATGATGGTTAAGAAGGAAAACAACGAACTACCAGAATTAAATGACAAAGATGAGAGGGATATTCAAAAGGAATTACAAAAAATGATAGATAATCTTGAAGGAAATGGAGCATATGCAGCTTTTGATGGTAATTCTTTTGATGATATGGATGAAGAGGACAAAGAACTATTGAAATCCAGTCTTGAAAATTCATTAAGATTGGCTAAGAGACTTGCTAAACAAAAGTTCACGCCAAAGAAATACAAAGATCCGGAGTGATTTTATGTCTGTTGAAACTGCTCTTAATCACGTGATGAAAAAATATAAAACAAATTGTCCTTTTAAAATAGCTGAAGAGATTGGTATTCAGGTAATTTTTGAAGACCTAGGCAAAACTCTGGGATATTACCATAAAAATTATAGAATTAAACTCATCCACATCAATGAATCTGCATCCGAGAATAAGAAAAAATTTATTTGTGCACATGAGCTCGGACATGCACTTTTGCACCCCGATGCTAATACCCCATTTTTAAAAAGCCACACTTTTTATTCCACAGATAAAATTGAGATTGAAGCGAATAGGTTTGCTATAGGCCTATTATTTGCAAGTGACTATACATACGATCAGGTGCTGCTAAAAGAAGCAGTTCATGAATATGGCATTCCAAGGAGCCTCATTCATGAACGTTTGCAGCCCCAAAAAATTTAA